AAGAGAATGTAATTTTTGAGGGGTTTTACATAACTAAAAAAGATGATAAACATATCATATTAAAAATATGGAAAATGTCTATTGTATTTGATATAGAAAATGACGAAGTTATTCTTTGTGATATATTTGCAGATGAAAATTACATCGAAACCATCGAAGACCTTGTAAAATACGATTTAACCCTAACCGAAAACGCAATTAAGAAATATAAGTTATGAGAAACATACACATATTACCAACGGATAAACCGAGTGAGTTATACTTAACAAGCGTAAAAAAATTAGTTTATACAAAAGGATATATTGCTATAGCTGAGGAAGGACAAGTTAATCAAAATATCTATATCACTAATTCAGAAGAAATTAAAGTTGGGGATTGGATTTTAGACACAGAATTTAATTTAGTTGAAGTAGCTATATATAATCATAGTAAATTAAAAATTGATTGGAAAAAAATCATCCTAACAACAGACCAAAACTTAATAAAAAATGGTGTACAACCTATTTCTGATGAGTTCCTTGAATGGTTTGTTAAGAATCCAAGTTGTGAGGAGGTTGAAGTAAGAGAAGAAGAAGTGTTTGTAGGTTTTATAGATGGAAATGGAAAGAAACCAATTTATGATGACGAATACAAAATAATCATTCTAAAAGAAGAACCTAAACAAGAAACACTTGAGGAAGTTGCTGAGAGAGAATTAAATTATATACATGATGCAACCAGAAATTTTGATTTTGATTTAGGATTTAAAACTGGATGTTTGATTGGATACAAACAACAAAACAATAATTTGTATAGTGAGGAGGATATGATACGATTTGCTAATTTCTATATGGAAGAAAGAAAAAATAAAGGAGCAAGAGCTTTAACGCCTGATTTATTAATTAAACAATTTAAACAAAAATAACAATGGAAAACAGAGGGAAGTTAACGTATGTGACATTCCAAAATTATATAGACGTGTATAACTCTGTTTTTTTTAATACTTAAACAATGTAAACACGAAACATTAAAAGTTTATTGAGTTAATTTGTGTTTGTAAAGAAAAAATAACTAATTTTGAAAATTATGAAAAAACTATTATTACTATTAATATTTATTTTACTAACAAGTTGTACAACTGATTCAGTAGACTTTTTTAGATACTGGAGAGCTACTTACAACTCACAAATGTTAATAATCAAAACAGAAGAAACAACTAAAGAAATTTACGAAAAACATAATCCTGAAACTATTTACTTTGAAGATGGATTTAATTGTGAGTATTTTAAAACTAAAGAGTAGATGGCTTATAGTGAAGAAAAAAAGAATGAAGTTTTTGAATATATCTGTCAACAAATTGAAACAGGACGTTCTTTACGTTCAATTTTAAAGAATGATAATGATATGCCAAGTAGCTCAACTTTCTTCATTTGGTTAACAGAAGATGTATTAAAATCGAAACGATACGAATTAGCTACTGATTTAAGAACCGACGCTTTATTTGATGAAATAGTAGAAATCGCTTATAATACAGAGCAAGGAATCACAACTAAAGTAAATCAAAAAGGAGAGTTTGAAGAAACTACTGGCGATATGTTAGGGCATAGAAGATTGAAAATTGATGCTCTTAAATGGTCATTATCTAAACTAAATCCAAAGAAATACGGAGATAAGACAGAAGTATCTTTAAGTAACAAAGAAGTAACTGAAATAATACTTACCGATGCAACTAAAGATATCAACGCTTAAACACCAAAGGGATTTTATCAACTCCAACGCAACACATACAGCACTTATAGGCGGTTATGGTAGTGGAAAATCCTTTTGCGGTGTTGCTAAAACAATAATAAAGAAACTTCAATACAAAGGAATTGATGTTGCTTATTACTTACCTACATACGGACTTATTTCGGATGTTGCTATTCCTAAATTCTGTGAGCAACTTACAAAATACGAAATTCAATATACTTTAAATAAGTCAGACAATCGTATTACAACGCCTTACGGATGTATTATATTGCGTAATATGTCAGACCCTGAAAGGATAGTAGGTTATGAAGTTGGATATTCTTTAATTGATGAAACAGATATATTATCTAAGGAAAAGATGGAGGATATATTTGTCAGGATTATTGGTCGTAACAGGTCAAGATTGCCAAATGGAGAACAAAATAAAACCGATGTAGTTGGAACACCTGAGGGATTTAAGTGGCTTTATGATTTCTTTGTAAAAAATCCAAGTGAAAATAAAGTAATTGTAAAAGCTAAAACCCTTGATAATCCTTTTTTACCTACTGATTATATCCAAACTCTTTTAAATACTTATACTAAAGAACAAGCAGACGCATATTTGAATGGTGAATTTGTTAACCTTAACTCAGCAAGTGTTTATACTTCTTACAATAGAAAAGCGCATAGGACAAACGAAACACATTTACCTAATGAGCAGTTATATGTTGGGTTGGATTTTAACGTTACTAATATGAATGCAGTTGTTCACGTCTTAAGAAATGCTAAGTTATACGCTATTGGAGAAATTGCAGCAGCATACGATACTCAATCAATTTGCGATTACTTAATAGAAAACTACCCAACGAATAAAATTATAATGATACCTGATGCAAGTGGAAACGCTCGAAGTAGTTCGGGAGCTTCTGACTTTTCAATTATAAAACAAAACGGATTTACTATTGATGCACCGAGAAAAAACCCACCAGTAACAGAAAGAGTAAACTCAGTTAATTTAGCTTTTCAAAATGATAATTATTTTGTTAATGATAAATTATGTCCTACTTATGCTGAGGCTTTAGAAAATCAAGCATATAGAAATGGAGTTCCTGATAAACAATCTGGGTTTGACCACATAACAGAAGCGGGTGGATATTGCGTACATAAAAAACTATTTGGAAAAATTAGTCAAGTATTATAAAAAATTAATTAAATTTGTAGAATTATGGCAAAGAAAAAAATACCTTTAAAGGATTTAGGGAAAAATAAAGAACATTTATTGCGATTGTTTCCTTTCTTAAAAAAAGAATACAGATCGATTGTAAAAAAAGATTTAAACAATCAAGAAACATTTAAGGAACTATTTGGAGAGTTACCATACGAACCACATTTTATAAAAGCAATATATGAGTATCAAAAGTAAAAACGATATACCTTATTTGAAATTTATTGAGTTTCAAAAAGCTATTGAAGAACACGCTACAGATGAATGGTTTGTCGCTTTACAAGTAATGCAAAGGTTTTATCCAAACAAAAAAACAAAGATTGCCGAAAGGTTAGAGGATTTTAGAAAGGCTCTTGTATCAACTACACCAGCAAAGATGAATTTTAAATTAGATTTGCAATTTACTAACGCTGGTAAATTTATCGATGCTGATACATTAGTTCAAGAAAACGAAATAATTGAGTTCTTAAAATTAGTTATTAAACCTAAATACTTTTGGCAAAGGATAAATTATAATAAAATTAGTTTAGCGGATGTAACAGCGGTTCTTTCGCTTTTTACGAAGTATCAACAGATATTAAAAGCCGATACGAGTGGATTTACAACCCACCACCAATAGCAAGTTCGGGAGATGTATCAGGCTCTGTTGAGAGAAAGGAATTTGTACAACATTATGGGATTTATGCCGAGATAACTTATTTACTTTGCACTACTTATAATTACACACATGATGAGGTTTGGAGTTGGGACATAGATAAGTTTTTATTTCAAGGCGAATATTTAATTAGGAAAAGAATTGTTGAAAATATAAAGTAAAACGTATGAAGATATACGTTACAGATTATGAACGAAATAACCAAAGTCTACGATTACGTTATTAACTTATTCGACTCAAACGAATTAGTTAATACTATTTCTATTGTACCAACTATCGAAATGGATAACAACAAAGAAAATATTTATCCTTTGGTAAATGCTGACTTAACAGCAACAGCAATAGAAGATAATATTATTATTTGCGATTTCGAGATTACAATAGTTCAACAAAGAAATACTACTAATAATAAGACTGATTCTAAATTATTAAACGATACTAACTATCTTGATAATATGAATGAAACACATTCTATTACTACAAGGTTTATTAATGTGGTTTCAGAACAAAACAACAACGATAATATTGAGTTAGATTCAATTACTAAATTACGACCTTTGAAAAATTGGGGGCGTAATTCATTAGATGGATTTCAATTTAATGTAAGTTTGTCAATTCCTAATAGTGGTAAAAGTTGTTAAGCGAAGTTGAAATAAGAGCGATTGCGCAAAATATAGTTAACAAAGCGAAGTCGACAGCTCATGTTGAACAAGGCTCATTAAAGAAGTCTATTGCTTTTACGTATGTTAGAGGACTTGTAACATTCAGACAATTATACTACGGACAATGGAATGAAAACTCACAACTTGAAAAGTATGCAAATCAAATGATGCCGAGTGGTGTACCTTACAAAGTTGTTTTAACTAAATTAGGTGGCGATACATACGAAAGTGGAAAAACCAAACAAGGGCGTAAAACTCAAAGAGTAGCGGTTGCACAAGCGTTAAGAAATTCAAGTAGTAATGTAAAGAAGTTAATAGCATTAGTTCAAGCGAAGCGTAAAGATGGCAAAGAGAAGAAGTAGAGAGCAGTTGAAAGTTGACCGACTTATTAAAGCCGAGCTACTTATATTGAAAGAAAAGATAATCGATGTCGCACAACCAAATTCAAGACGTGATACAGGAAGGCTTCAAGATGAAATGAACGGACGTGTTGACCCCGATACCAGACTAACGATGTATCAAATGTTTTATGGAGCTTACAACTATCCAAAAGGAAAAGAAAGCGGAGAAAAGAATGCGCTACTTATTGAAATGAAAAAACTTATACCCGATACTACAAAAATAATAATAGGGAATATTAATGAAATTATTAACGATCCTTTCAAACAAAAAAAATAAATGGCTACTATTACAATTACTAATTACGACAGAGCAACAGGATGTGTTTATTTTGATATAATTGGAACACCGACACCGAGTGCGGTTTCTGTGTTTAAAAGTTTAGACAATGGTGTAACGTGGATAGGATTAGGAACTGCTGGGATTACTTCGCCTCGTTGCGGATATGCTTATACTGCTGGTATTTGGTTTAAATTACGTTTAGAAAGTGATGGCGTTTACTCAAATATTTGGAAGGAAGATTATACGATAACACGTACTGAAATTAATACACCTAACAGCATATTATTTTGTAATAGCCCTATTCATTTTAAGATACAAAATACCGCACAAGATAATACAATTAGAAGTGCTACTCTTAAATGTTGGGTGTGGTCGGGAAATCAAAACAGAAGTTTAGGATTACCGAATTTCAAACTATTTAAAGCTCAGGTTTCAGTACAAGATGACTATATCGATTTTCAAGTAGATGACTATTTGCGTTCATTTCTCAATCCACAATTTGCCTATAACGAAATGAATTTACCAGCGATTATAAATCAAGGCGTATTTTTTCAATACGAGGCTACAATTACAAACGATGTAGGTTTTGAAGTAGTTGAAAGTAATACTTACTTTGCTACACTTGGTTATCGTTGGAACTATGAACAATCGTTGTTAGGTAGTAATGGAGTAAATCCAAACGGAAGTATAGGATTCGGAGTTGTGGCGCAAAAATATTATAACCACAAAGTACCAAATTATATTTCACAATCATTTGACTTTACTAAAAGCGTTGCAGATGCTACAAGTAGTAATATTATTACGTTAGTTCGAGATATACCTACAACTAATTTAAAATGTAGCCGTGACCCTTATGTAATTGTTTATTTAGATAAGAGGGGGTTGTGGAATATGTTTACGCCTTTTGGAAAAACTATTGTATCAACTAAAATAACTACTGAATATTCAAATAGAGCATTCCGAGATAGTAGTAATATAGATAATCGATACCAACACCACAAAGGACGTACTAAATTAGAAAACCCTCAAAGTTACCAAATAAACACAGGGAACTTAAACGAGGATATGATACAGATTTACGAAGAAATACTTTACTCTGAAAAGATTTATTTAATAGAGTTTAAAGGCGATTTGCAAACCACAACAACGATAGGGATTACAATTGATAATACTTATATTACAATTGATGACGAAACAATTACAATTGATAGCACAACAGTAACTGATGACTATTTGGCTTTTTATAAAACATTTAGACAAATTCCAGTTTATATTCCCGATGCTGAGTTTATAAGAAAAACACGAATAAACAATAAGACAGACATTAACTACTCTTTGAAATTAGAAGAAACTTCAAATAAAATATTATAATGAAAACCGATGTATATGTTTCAATTGATGGATTGACTTACAATCAACTCGACTTGTACAAAGACGAAACTATTGTAATGAAATATGCAAGTAAGGACTTAAACGATATTACAAAAGTTTTCGCTCCTTACTCTCAGGATTTTACTTTTGAAGCATCAAAGAACAATCGTAAATATTTAGGTTTCTATGGCGATACCGATGTTATTAAAATTAAAACAGATTCTAAATATTATTGCAAAATATACGTCGGTGGTCAATTAGATTCATTCGGCTTTCTTAAATTAAAATCGGTTAAATACGAAAACAACAAAGCACAATCATTTTTAGCATCATTTGCTACAAGTGTGACTAATTTAAAAGATAAGTTAGGAGATGAAACAATACAAGATTTAACCGATACTGCATTAATTCAATGGACACGTGACCACGTTTCTGATTTAATAAGTAGTACCGAAACATATACTTTTGATGGGATTCAAACAAAAGTTTATGTTCCTTTAATATCCAATAATAGAGTTTGGCAATACGATAGTAATCCAGTTGCATTAGATAATATTAAAGTAGGTAGTACAGGATATGTAAATTCAAGTGAGTTAAGACCAGCGGTTAACTTAAATTCAATTTTAGAGTTTATTAAAAAGAAATATAATTTACTTATTGAATTACCAATAGCACAAAGACCTGAGTTTTCAAAGGCTTTTATGTGGTGTAATACCGAGTTTTTAAGTAAGACTTCTCAAATAAAATTGAATTGTGATAATAGTATGTTGACTACTTACTCAGTAGTTGTAGCCGATGGTGGCAATCAACCTATTTCAAGTGCTACAACAGAGCGTAAATACTCAATAACTCAATCGTTAAACGCTTACAAAATTACAAAGAATAGCGTTTCAGATAGTGCTTGGAATATTTATCCTTATTGCGAATTTAATATAAACTTTCAAAACTTATATAACGTATCAAGTACAGGCGATAATAAGTTGGATATACTATTAGTTTCAAAAACTACAGGCGAACTTATAACCTCAACTACACAAGATTATAGCGAGGGTAATTTCAAAGCAAGTATAAGAATTAACGATAGTTATTTTGTAACTTCTGATATAGAGTTTTATGTTTATTTGCAGTTTTCAAATCCTACTACATTTGAATATACGAGAACAAATTTATCTTTTCCATATCGAAAAACTATTTTTGCAAGTGGTAGTTTTCAAAGATATAATTTCGACTTTTACCAATATGAAAATGGTAATACTTATTTTGCATCAAATAATTCATTTGCAACAATAAACGTATTTAAGGCGTTGCCAAATATGAAAGTGATTGACTTTCTTACTTCGTTAATTAAAACGTTTAATTTAGCGATATACGATAGTTCTCCCGATAATGATAATTTATTTTTTCTTACACCAGCTAATATTGAAGAACCTAATCAAGTTTATTCAAAGTTAGAAGTAGATTATACGCCTTATGTTGATATTAAAGAAAGTACTAAAGCAAGTGTGGAACAATACAATTATTATAACTTAAAACACACAACATCGAAATATAGAAGTAATGTTGATTTCAAAAGAATTTACGGAAGCGAATATGGACAGATATATTTTCCTGAAACAAAACCAACCGAAGCAAAGGAATTTAAAATAGAAACGGGATTTAGTATTATTAATCCTATTACTATTCAAGGTACAAACGACTTAATAAGTGCTTATGGATTTACAAGCGATGCACCAAGTATTGGAGGTTCTGGAGAAAGCAGATATACACCTAACTATGATGAGCCTACAATATTCTATAATAATGGTATTCAAACACTGACAGAAGATTATTTATTTCAATCGGGTTCGACTGCTCCAATAGTTATTTCAAAAAGCACCTATCAATTAACATTGCCTTTCTTAATTACTAACAATGGCGATAGTTTAGGGTTTTCGATACTTGTTTTCGAGGGTAGTACCTATCCAAATAATCTTTATAGCATGTATTACCAAAAACAATTAGAGCGATTAATCGATCCTAATGTAATGGCACAAAGTTTTACGCTTAATTTACCGACTAACGAAATGTATTTAAACGAATTTACTCAAAATACTACACCTACGGGATTTAGACTACAGAATGATGTTATAATAATGGAAAATAGATTCACAATATTAGATGCTCAAATCGACAAAACAACAGGGAAAACTAAAATAACACTACTAAACTACTAATAAATGGAAGATATTAGACAAAATATTGAGCTGAATTATAACACAAATGCCGAAACAACTGCAAAAGAAGTAGAAGTTTTAGCAAATTCTGTTGATAATGTAACCGATTCTCAGGATAAAAACACCGCTTCGACAAAGAAAAATGAGCAATCAATGTCTTCTTTTAAAGCTCAATTGCGTCAAGCTAATCAGGAGTTATTAAAAGTATCACAAACTTATGGAGAAACTTCACAAGAAGCAGTTAAAGCAGCTAAAAAAGTGGCGGAGTTAAAAGACCAAATGACATTTGCAAAGGATTTAGTAGACAAATTTAATCCAGACCAAAAGATGAAAGCGCTAACCGCTGCAACATCATTAGCGGGAACTGCAATGACTGGAGTTGTTTCAGGAATGGCTTTATTTGGTGACCAATCAGAAGACACCGCTAAAATGCTTTTAAAAGTTCAATCTGCAATGGCTTTTAGTCAAGCTATTAGTGGGCTTTCAGAAGTAGGTGACCAATTTAAAACTTTAAAAGCCACAATAGTATCAGCATATGTTGGAATTACAACAGCAAAAACAGCCGATACTGTAGCCACAGAAGCAAATGCAGTTGCTGAAAACCAATCCTTTTTAGCAAAAGCAAAGAATGTAGTTGTAAATGGTGCTTTATCAATCGCTACAGGAATAGCAACAGCAGCACAATGGGCGTGGAATACTGCAATGGCTGCTAATCCAATAGGTGCAATAGTAGCTGTAGTAGTAGCTTTAATTGCTGCAGGGTATGCTTTAGTAAAAATGTTTCAAGCGAGTTCAGCAGAAGCAGAAGCAGCTGCAGCAGCTAACGCAAAGTTAGGTAGTGAAATGCGCAACCTTGAAAAAAGTACAGCTAAGTCTAATGAAGAAATGGACATGGCGCATAAGCGAAGTTTAGCTTTAGCAAAAGCACACGGAGCAAGTACAGAGGCTATTCGTAAATTATCTTTATCATTAGTAAATCAAGAAATTAAAGAAAAAGCATTAAACGCCGAGAAAGCACGTTCTATATTTTTAGAAGCGCAAAGAATAGCAATGTCAGAAGACGCTACAGATGCGCAAAAGAAAACAGCACAAGAAGCATATAAATTATTTCAATCTCAAAATGATACATTAAAAGAAAGTTTAAAAAAACGTAAACAAATAACAATTGATAACGAGGTTGAAATAGCACAAGAAAAAACAGACGCACAAAATAAAGAAAAAGAAAACCAAAAAAAGCATAATGAAGACCTTGCTAAAATAGCAGAAGACAAACGTAAAAAAGATGTAGAGGCTAGAGAAAAAGAACGTAAAGCACATGAGGACTTTTTAAACTCAATCCAAAATTTAGAAACAAATAAGTTAAAAGAGCTTCAAGATATTAATGCAAAAACTGAACAAGAGAAATTAGACTTACAAGAGCAAAGAGATTTAGCCGAGATAATGGCTATTGAAAAGAAAGGTGGCGATATTGCTAATTTAATGGCTTTTCATAATGAAAAATATACCGCATTAAATGAAGAACTTGACCAAAAAGAAAAAGAACGTTTAGCGAAAGTTTCAGAAGATAGACTTAACGCTTTAATGGAAGAACTCGATGCAGATGTTACAGCAAGAGATGAGAAAGCAAAAAAAGAATTAGAAATTGATAAAGCACTTGCAGACCAAAAAAGAGCAAACCAAGACCAATTAGTTAGTAGCGGAGAGCAATTAATAAAAAATATTCAGAATTTAGCTGGCAAAAATAAAGCTATTCAAAAAGCGGCTATTATTGCGGATGGGGGTGTGGCAATTGGTAAAGCAATAGCAAACACAAATGAAGCAGTAACAAAAGATTTAACCAAAGGCGCTCCGTTCTCTGCTCCCTTAGTAGCCTTAGATATAGCAGTGGGAGCTACAAGTATAGCTTCTATTATAAAAGGAACTAATCAAGCATTACAGGCAGTTGGAGGCGGAAGTGTGTCAAGCGGTGGCGGAACTACAACAACAGGAGGAGGCACAAGCGCATCGCCACAAATGTCTTTTCAAACAAGTAAAGAAAATCAAATTGCTACAAGTTTAGGAGGTAAATTAAATGAACAACCTCCGATAAAAGCATATATGACAAGTGGGGATGTAGCCAATGCTTTACTATTACATAATAAAGCTATTTCAGAAAATTCAATCGGAGGGTAAAAAAAATATAAATTTATTTAGATTAATTAAAAATAATTAATATATTTGTAGAATTAAATAGTGTGAAGATGCACTATGCCAATCAAAAATGAATTTGAAAACAACACAAGTACAAATCAAATCCTTAATCGATTAATTTCGGTTAAGGATTTTTTACGTTAAAAAAAAATGAAAACATATAAAATAACATTTAAAGGAGGTCACAAAGTTAGCTTAGTCAAAGACCCAGCTATTGAGGAAACACTTTTAAAATTCAGTGCAGAGCAAGAAGAAAAACTATACTTTGCTAATGATGAAAAAAAAGTAGTTTATTCTGTGGCTATGATTCCAAATAAGTTAATATTCAGAAAAAATATTAATGGAGAACCAGCGCAGGTGTTTTATGATGAACAAGCTATTGAGGATTTTCAACAACAATATTTTAGAAACCAAGATTTATCAACTAACATTAATCACGCTCAATTTAATACAGATGGTATATTCCCTTTTGAAAGTTGGATAGTTGCTAATAGCGAAGTTGACAAATCAAAAGAGTTAGGATTAAACGCTCCGAATGGTAGTTTAGTGATGGGTTTTAAAATCGAAAATGATGCTATTTGGAATGATGTTAAAGAGGGTAAACTCGATGGATTAAGTATTGAGGGTTTTACGCGAATTGAAGAAGTAACCACAAACACAATTAATATGAATACAGAAAAAAACCCGCAAACTTTGTGGGACACGCTTAAGGCGTTTTTTGCAGTTGAAACACCGACTGAAAAAACACCCGAAGAAATTGCAACAGAAGCAGCTAAGGAGTCAGAAGACACTCCTGCAGAAACTACTGAGCAAACTTTGCAAAAACAAGTTGATGAGTTGACTTCTGAAAATGAAAGTTTAAAAGCTGAAATAGCTAACTTAAAAGCAGAGCAAGTAAAAGCTGACACTGAAATGACTACAATGAAGTCAGAAAAAGAAACAATGACTACTGAAATTGAAAAATTAAAGGGTGAAATTGTTGAAGTAAAAATGGTAAAAAATGTTCCTCAAAATGAAAATTTAGATAACATTCCATACGAAAAAATGACTAACAAACAAAAAGTAAAATTTAACCGAGAAAACTAACAAACTATGGCATTAACATTTACAGGCACTAAGACTGCACAATCAGAATATCCTGAGATAATTCAAGAGGTATATGCTGACTCTCCTACATTTAGAGGAGAAACAATTGAAATCGTAGAGGGGCATAAGTCAGGAATGGATATTTACGAAAGCTCCGCTTCTGTAACATTCTCCGCTGCTAATTATGGCTCAGTAACTACTGATAACGTGGATTTACAAACACAAAAATCAACAGTAAACTTAAAAACATTTAACGTTGAGGGTATTATCGACGAAAGCTCTTTATTAAACACTCGTTTTGAGAAATCTATGAAAGCTGGTGCTTACGAAGTTGTTTCAGATGAGTTCGATAAACGTGTATTAATCCAAGTACAACCAGCAACAAGTGCAAAACTTGAGGCTAATGTATGGAATGGAGCAACAGCTGCAACTAAAACTGCAATTGCAGCGTTAACACCTGGAGCTGGTCAAGGAAGTATTACTGCATCAGCACAAACGAAAGTAGCTGCAATGCCTACAACTTTATTCGATTCGATTCCAGCAACAATGTTGTATAATGATTCTCAATCAAAAGCAACACCTGGAGCTGGTTTAGGAGATTATATTAAAGTAACAGGAACAACAATCACTACTTCTAATATTGTAGCTGAGTATGTAAAAATCTACAACGCAATCCCGAATGATATTTTAGTTCAGATAGGAGATAATGCTCCAGTAATTTTTGCCCCAAAAGCACACTACAAATTAATCAAATCTGTAAATAGAGTTCAAGGCGCAGCATTACAAGAAAACTTTGTTGGAAACACATTTAACGATATGTATTTCAATGATGTGAAAATTATATTTGTTGACTTAGTTGACTTTGTAATTGCAGCGCAAAAATATAACTTAAAATTAGTTATGGACTTACTATCTGATAGCTCTCAATTGATTATTGAGAAAGAAGCTAACGCCTCTACTAGACGTATCCTAAAAATTATCAACACAATGAATACTTGGGTTGTTAAACAAAAATGGAACGTTCTTTACAACGGATAAAATATTAACAAGGGCGTGAAATACCGCCCTTTTAAAACTTAAAATATATGTCAATTACTTGTAAAACACTTACAAAAAGTTTAAAGAAACCATGTGTTAAGTCAATCGCTGGTGTCCGTGCTATTTCATTTGGTTTATATGACCCTATGGATAGAATTGCAACTACTTCGACTGGTGTTGTTGATGTCGCTGCTGTTTATGGAGCTGGTACTCTTTCAAGGTTTGAAGTAAAAAGTACAACTTCAAAATATACCGAAACAAGAACAACAGGAGAGGATACTAACTCAACTAACGTAAAAGGAACATTCCCTTTAATGTTAGCTATTCCACCAGATGTAACTACTCGTTTAGATATTGCTAAAATTGAGCAAACATTAGCAGAACGTCAATGGACTTTGTTCATTGAGTACAAAGATGGTTCAATTGTTTGTGCTGGTTCTCAAAATGGTGCAGATGTATTGACTTCTGATAGTGATTCAGGAGCTACTGCAACTGACAGAAACGGATTTATGGTAAATATCACAACAGATGAACCTGACTATTCAAGTTTATATGTTCTTAGTGGAGATGCATTAGTAGATTACGCTGCTGCAATTATGACTTATTAATCATAATGATAAATTAAACATAGAAAAGGCGGGATAAACTCGCCTTTTTTTATAAAAAATAAAGAAAATGAAAGTACTTTTTATCGATACTGATTTAAACTTTTCTTTAATTCCACGAAAATATCCAACTATTAACGATACATTATCGGTAACTTTAAGAAATGAGGATTCTGATTTAAAAATAGTACCTAATTTTTCATTTTCAGTAAACGAAAAATTAAATATTACTTTAGAAAATAATTCAGATTTCAAAGTTTCAAATAAATATGAAGTCGAAATTAAAAACGATGGAGATATTATTTATTTAGGAAAACTTTTATTTTTAGAAGAAAATACCGACGTACAAAATTACACTTATGGAAGTCAACCAAACTCAAAATTCCAATATGAATAGTTCGCCTCAAGTGTTTGAAAGCACTATGAGGTTTAGTAAGTTCGAGCCTATTGATATTAAACCAGTAATGGGGCGTAAATGGATTACTAACGGGGTTAATAACAAGAACTATAAAAGCTATCAAGATGCTTACGATGACAGCCCAACCAACGCTTCGATTATCAATGCAATGGTTAACTTTATTTATGGTGATGGGTTAATCGACAAAAGCGGTTTAAATGTTTCTACTTTTTTAAGTAAAGAAGATGCTAAACTAATATGCAAAGATCATAAATTATTCGGAGGTTTTTCGATTCAAATTATTTGGCACGAAAAGAAAATATTAAAAATTGAATATTTGCCAGTTTACAAACTTGGTATTAATGTAACTGATAATTTAAAAGTTGATGGTTATTGGTATAGTTGGGATTGGACTAATTACGGACGTTACAAAAGAGAGTTTATTCCAATTTTCACAGGAGTTTATAAAGATGGTCAAGATGTAGAAGCGTTACTTATTCGTAATCCAACAAGCGAGCCATTTTTTCCTATACCTGACTATTTCAGTTGTATTCGTTGGTGCAAAGTAGAGGCTGAACTTTCAAATGCTGGTATTAAACACTTCTATAACTCAATGAGTGCTATGACTATTATTAATTATAATAATGGTAGAATTACAGATGAGGAAGTGGCAAAAGAACAAGCTAATAAAGTACGTGAAAAAGCAGTAGGAACTGAAAATCAAAGTGCTGTTTTAGTAAGTTTTAATGAGGGTTCAGAAGAAAGCTTGGTAGTTGACCAATTACATCCGCCTGAATTAAACCAACAAAATGTATTTTATAGTGAAGAAGCTGAAAGAAAAATTATAGTTGGACATAGCGCACCGCCTATATTATTTGCTGGTAGTGGAAATAGTAACGGATTCTCAAATAATGCTGATGAAATTGCAATATCTACTAAACAATTATACAGAAGAAATATTAATCCAATGCGTGAGGTTATTTTGGATGGACTAATGAAAGTATTTAAAGTAATTGATAGCAAATATAATTTAGACTTTAAGAATTTTGAAGAGGAAGCAATAGAAACAAATCAATAATTATGATAACACTATTAGTAAAAGCAAACGATGTTGTACAATTAACAGGGATAGGTGGGAATGTTGACACTGACCAATTAAATCCATCGATTAATATTGCGCAATCAACACATATAAAAAGAATTTTAGGATTAGATTTGTATAATAAAATACTAACAGATTATAAGAATGATGACCTAGCTGGTAATTATTTGACAATTTACAACGATTATATTTCTTTTATGCTTTCTTTTTTTTCTGTTTCAATTTACTTATCTTTGAACAACGCAAAAATTAGTAATGCTGGTACGTTTAAAATGAATATTGAAAACGGAACACAACCAACACCGAGCGAAATAAATACTTTAGGTAAAAATCACGAAAGCATAGCGATAAGTTACGAAACTAATTTCTATGAGTATATGAAAACAATTGATATTCCTGAGTATAATAAATCGGGAGTAAAAGAAACAACTAACTTAATTCAATGGTATTAATATGGCACAAGTAATACATAATATTTCAAGTCCTAACGATGGATTAGGGGATGAGTTAAGAGTAGCTTTTGACCATCAAAACGAAATGAATACCGAACTTTACGATACTAAAGTTGATAAAGAAACTGGTAAAGAATTAAGTTCAAATGATTTTACCGATGCGCTTAAAACTAAACTTTTAGGTATTGAAGATGGTGCTGAGGTTAATATTCAATCTGATTGGTCACAAAGCGATAATACAGCAGACGATTATATTAAAAATAAACCAGTACTAAACAATTATGTCAATACAATTGGTTTCTTTGATTACAATAACGATGATACTACACCGCTTACATTAGTAGCTAATACCGAAAAGAAACTTGAAAACGATACAATAGGTACTTATACTAATATTGACCATCCAACACACGGAGTTACAAGATTATTTGACCCTACAACAAACAATATAGTTTTAGACGAATTAGGTGTTGGCGATTTAGTAAAATTACGTGTTGATATTAATGTAACTACTGCAACTGCAAACCAAGTATTCAAGTGTATTTTACGTTTAGGAATTGGAACTGCACAAGAGTTTGAAATAATAATCCACGAAGAACAAATAAAAGATACAGGAGCGCATCAAAGAACTATATTTACAGGTTTTTACGTTGGAAGTGAGGAAGTACGTTTAGCACTTGGGGAATTAGTTTTAGTTTCTGACCACGCTGGAAGTGTAGTTGTAAATGGTTTCTTATTTGAGGGTATTAAACGAAATGTAAATTTTGTAGAGTTATCAGGTGGCGGTGCTGTTTCAATCACTGGTTTAATTGATGCTGGTACAAACGTTACAATAACTGGAACTGGAACTTTAGCAGACCCTTATATAATTAATTCAAGTGGCGGAAGCGGAACAACCCCAACACTTCAAGAAGTTACAACAGAGGGGAATGAAACTGACCAACCTATTATATTAGAGTCTTTTGGTTCTACAAATGAAATAGGTACAGATGATGCTGATGGTGATTTTTATATCAAAAGTTCTGAAAATGGTGGTAAAAAAGCGTTATTTGATATGAATGTTTTATCAGATGATAGAAGATACGATTTCCCTAATAAAAATATAACATTTGCTGGTTTAGAAGACATCCACGAAAACATTGTTAAAACCCTTGCTAAAAATGATGATGGAGAGTTTTCTTTTCCTCACGGAACTTTACAAGTAGGTAACAAGTTTTATATTGGAACAAGAGAGGGTGCGACTTCTAAATTATTACGATATAATGAGCTTACTTTAGAAGAAAGTATTACTATTCCGTGTACCTCTACTATTGGTTTAGAAAGCCTTTGCACCGATGGAACACGTTTATATGGAATTAGACATAATGCAAGTACTTCTTATATTTTCGATTGTGATTTAGAAGACTTTACGGATATTCAATATAACACTATTACGGGTGTTGATTTGTTAGGAAGTCCAGCTATTGTTACCGATGGAACTTATATTTACGGAGTTGAAAATACAACACCAACTTGTGACTTCTTTAAAATTAGAATTAGCGACTGGTCAACAATATTAACGAATAGTTGGAGTGGTGTAGGTGGTGGTCACGGAGGTAAAATTAACGTTTCCGATGGTGTTGCTTATTTTAGTTCTCAATTAGGTTACTTTGCAAAAGTAGCATTATCGGATTTAACTTATACGCAATTAGACTTAAGAAATTATTTGTCAATTATTACAGATGATTTAGTTTTTTGTCCTGCAAGTGATAATACTGCATTTATTAATTATGCTATTGTAGGTGGAGAATATCGAGATACAACAACAGGCAAAGGTGGTGTTTTAATTGATACCGATGCAATGACTTTTTTGGAGTTTAATTTAATTCCTACTTACGGATTATTTTTTAACAACGATTACACAAAATTATATAATTGCTCAAATGTTGGATTTATTGAAGAAATAGACTTCGAGAGCCTTATTTATAATTTGCAATTTAACCAGCCTTACACTTGCAATACTTACACGTTTAGACAAGGCGGTGTTCCGAATGAAATGTTTTTCAATACTTCAAACGCACCTTATTGTACTAATTGGATTAGTGGTGGTAATTTGTTTAAAATTGAATTAACGCCTTTAGTATTGCCTTTAATAACGGAGCGTGAAAGCTACTATAGAAATTTAGTATCTGTCCCAACTGCATTATCACAATTAACAGAGGACAGTACACATAGAGTTGTTACCGACACTGAAAAAGCTACTTGGAATGGAAAAATTTCAGAAGCTCCGAATGATGTTAATGCTTATGTTAGAAGTGCTTTAGGTTGGGTAATTGGCTACACCAAAAGCGCAATTGATACTTTGTTAGGGACAAAACAAGATGTTTTATCTTACATTCCTTATAAGTTTGTTCATACAACGCAAACCGCACATACTGGGACGACTGCAAAAACAATTGTAGCTACTGCAACAATAACGGCAAATAGTTTTAGCGTTTCAGATGTTGCAAAAGCAATTTTTGGAATTAATAAACCAGCAACTACAAGTGCTTATACAATTAGATTAGATATTAACACCTCTAATACTTTGTCCGGCGCTACAACAATAGCAACATTTACGGGTTCAGCAACTGCACAAGTAGCAGTAATGACACGTAAATATTCATTATTCGGTGGCGATTTGTATGGTTATCCTTTTACAACCTCGCAACTTTCAGATTCAGCAGCGTTATTAGCTGGAACTTTAGGTAGTACCGCTTTTGACACTACAAACACAATTTATATGTTTTGGACTATTCAATTAGTCAATTCAGCAGATAGCGTTACACCAAATTTAGCAACTTTATCAAATTAATTATGATAACAATAATCGATAAAAACACAGAAGAAGTACTTTACTCAACACATTTTGAAGTCGAACTATTAGAAAATGAAATTTCAGTAGACGGATTAAGTGGCGACTTTACGCATTATAATTTAGTAACCAAAGAATTTTATAACAAATGAAAGAATTAACAGAAGAACAACAAAAAGCGGTAAAAGATGCTTTAGACTTATTGGATAGCGTTGGATTAGTAGATTGTGTAATCGTTCCGTCAATCGGTGCGCCACGTCCTCACAGACCAAAATAAATGAAAAATTTAGGAGCGTTTATATTACTTTATAATTTAGTTTGTGTTTTAATAATGCAAACCAATTGGTATTCTTCTAATTGGATAATTATAGATAGTATCGACGCTCCTTTTTATTTTATATGCCCGATTATTGTGTGGTATTATTATCGTAAATTAACTATATTCCAAAAGCAATGTTATCTATTCGCTTTTATTTTTTTAGCGTTTAAATTAATCGATTTAAACTATCCTATTGATTATGTTAATTACAAGTTTTGGAGCATTTTAATAATCACAACACCGATTATATTACTAATTGAGCGAAATATAAATTATGATAGGTTTAATAAATGATACTTTAAAGAATAAAAATAAATGGTCACAAAAACGTTTACTAACTTTTAGTAGCTTTTTTGTTGCCACTTGTTACGCTTTTATTCCAATTTTTTTACCTACTTTTGAAGTTAAAGAATTTGTTTTTTTAGGTTTTTTAGGAGTTGGTGGTTTTTCAATTTATAGAACACAAAAAACAAACGAAAATATTAATACTAATTTAGAACCATAACTCCTTACTATGGCAACAACAGACGAAAGATTGAAAGCACTCGAAGTTAAAGACGAAAGACGTGATCTACATATTAAAGATATAAGAGAAAACGTTAAGAATATTGCTGAAATGCAAAAAGAAATATTAATAGTTTTAGGCGGTTCTGAACTAAACAAAAATAAAGGTGTTATTTCGATGCTTGACGATGTTAAGTCAAAAGTTGAGGGTTTACAAATTAAGTCTGAAAGTCACGCAAAGGATATTGATAGCGCTAAATGGTGGGGGCGTGGAATAGCTGGAGCGTTAATAATTACTATTTTTAAAATAATAACAGATAAATAATATGAAAAAACTAATAAAAGTATATTTTTGGATAGGTGTAAACGTTATCGGAATACCTGAGTTATTTATACATAATTTTGATAAAAAAGAAATTACAAATAAAAGTCGTTTCTTTGGAGAACAAAGAACAAATGTTTATTTATTTAATCAAACAACTGAATTTTTATGATAACAACTACACAAGCTACTGAAAAATACGGAATACCAAGTAAGAATCCAACATATTTAACTACTTTAAATTTACCTTATCCAATGCGTTTAAGTTGGGATAAAAACATTAAAGTAAATAAAATCCAATGTCACAAATTAGTAGCTGACAAATTAGGTAAAATATTTACCGAGTTATTAGAGGTTTATGGCTATGAAAAAATTGTTGAGTTAGGTATTGATTTATTTGGTGGTTGTTTTAATTTTCGTGCAATGCGTGGCGGTACTGCACCGAGTAGACATAGTTGGGGAATAGCTATTGACCTTGACCCTGAAAGAAATCAGTTAAAAGAAACTTCAAAAACTGCAAGATTTGCACGTGCTGAATATAAACAAATGATTGATATTTTCTATAAACACGGATTTATTAGTTTAGGACGTGAAAAGAATTATGATTTTATGCACTTTGAGGTTAAGGAATAATGAAATACATCTTACTACTAATAGCCTACGAATTTATAAGGTCAAAATTAATTTGGCTTTGGTACTACTTAATTAAAAAAGGTCAAGAATAACGCCACCTCATAATCTCAGTATTATGAACCAGCTCCTTATGGGAGCTTTCTTTATTTAGACTAATTATAAACTACACCATTTTGTTATTAATATCAAAATAAATGTTATATTTGTAAAATAATTAACGGCACTTTAACTTTAGTAGATGATTACAAAAATCCTTCTGAATTTCATCATTTATACGACAATGTTGATTTTCAGTATGAGGTTTCCAAATCTGACGCATAACGGTTCTCGGCTTTGTTTAGTGCCGACTTAGAAAGATAAATTTTAAACTTAAAATAAATATAATTATGAAAACAAAATTTGATAATACCGAAAACAAGGCATTGAACAAAACCGATGTTAGCGGTATTTTTATTTCTGATGTTGAAAAACTTACAAATGATATTATTAAATATTTTCCGAAGTTTTTTGATGACTTCACAAATTTTGAATATGGAACAGGTGTAGATGCTGGCAAGGACTTTAAGAAAATATTTAATAAAGCTAAAAAGTTAAATAAGGTAGTTTCTAAAAATTACTTCTAACG